GAGACGACGTCGAGGTGGGTGACGTTGTAAATCGGGGTCTTGAGGTCGACGACGAAACTGTTCGAGGTGGGGTAGACGGTGGGATCGCGGTCTCCACTGTCGACGTCTAGGGTGTACACCTTCATTATAATTAAATCACAATTTTAATGAAGATGGATTGACGAGGAAAAAAAAGAATTTGGTTTAGTTGATTTGGTTGTGGAACGGGTTGTTCTCCAACTGTCTCTTCGCGAGGCTGAGACCGCTGTCCGTGGCCAATGGGTTGATGTGTCCCTTGAAGGCGTTGAACTTGTGGAAATCGGCTTGTTTGTAGTCTTGCATCCACCCCCCGTTCGCCGGTCCGGTGCGTCCGTCCACTCTGGAGGAATCGAATCGCACGGTGGTGGCCTTCCCACCTTGTTTGATCGGACCCTCTCTGACGTTCATCCTCCCCGGATTACCACCCGGGCGGGTGTACATCTGTCCTCTCTTATCTTCCGGTCGGAATCCCAATCGCATCAACTCATCGTTCGTCTTGGAGCGCACCTTCGCCGCCGCGCTCTCGGTGTACGCCCCGTGGAAACTGGAGATGCCCGGCTGCGCGTTGTTCACGTGGTAATACTGAGAGTGATTGCCGTCGGACTTAAACTTCGTGGGCATTTGTGGAATCTGCGGACCCGGGATGAATCTCTTCGCCGGGTTCTTGTCCAGACCATCGGCGCGCATCCCCGTCTGCGAGCGCACCGTCGGTCGCTTCGTCGTCTCGTGCTCCGACCTCGGAACGCGGCCGCTGAATCCCTGGCTCTTCCCACGCACCACTGGGAGTCTCTCCGGGAGGAACGCCGTCTTCTCCGGTCTGTTGAAGCCGACCTCGGACTCCAACGTGCGACGCCCACCCCGAACGTCGTGGCCGTGGTTCGACCGCCCTGGGAGCGTGGTCAACCTGTACTCCCCGACGTTCACTGGATTGACGCGGAACATTTGCTGGTAACCGCCGTAGGCTGGGACGTCCGCTTGAACGTTCAGACCTGGGCCCACTAATTGTTTTTCCACTGGACCGATGTTATTCATCCGTCCTGAATCATACATTCGGTTTCGCATTTGAAGGATCTCACCCCCACTGCTTCGCTTTTGTGGGGCGATTTCAGCGAAATTCGGTTGTTCCTCCTTACCCTCCCACTCGGGAACACCCTCTTCGTACTCAATCTCCTCGACCGGTTCTTCGCGGAGAAGGGGCGGCGCGGGCGCTTGTTGGGGTGGCTCCTCGACCTCGCCTTCGCCCATTTTTCGACCGGCGTACACCAGTCCAGCGATAGCCATAATAGAAATGGGGTCAGCCATTATGTACTATTGTTACCTCACATTTATTTTTTGGAAACATACCTTTGGTGAAACATCGCGTTCTGAATTTCCGCGCGCGAAGACACCGGTTCCCACGCGATCGTGCGCACGGGCAACTTGCAGTGCACGTCCATGATCGGGTGGAGGCGATCGGCGACCGGAGTGGCATACTGACGGTTCCACCGCGTGGTGCTTTGGGGGCGGAGTTCGTCGTCGGTGTCGATGAACCGCGCCGGAGCACCCTTCCCAGCCTTGAACGGGGCCGTTCCGTAGAGCATGGTGTTCGGCCTGCACCCCCCGCACGCCATCGCCCGAGAGCCTTGCGGGTAGGCGAAGAATTGGTCGTCCGCGCGAATCTTCGGCTGCACCTCGGCGTCCTTGACAATTTTCAATCCCGGTTGGAGTTGATACGCCATAATGTTGTATTATTAATAAGTGAGATTATCTTTTGTCCCCGGTGTGCACGTCCAATCCTCGGAATCCCTCCAACTGCACCCCGCGCGCGTTCGGGTTGCACGCCCCCGGGGTGTCCCTGCACAGAGGTCCGTTCTTCGGGCCGTAGCACCACTCCGCGAACGCGGTTTGGTCGCCTGGAATGCTCGAGACCGGAGCCGTGACGAACTGCCTGGCCGCCGCCTTGCGCTGGTATTCCGGGAGTGGGGTGCGCGAGCGACCGGCGTCGAATCGGAAGGTGTCGTCGCTGAATTTTTGAACGAGGGGCTTCACCGACGAGTAGTAGCACGCCGGTGGTCTGTTCGGGTTGTCGGTGTAATCGGTCAAAAGCACGTTCGCCATGGGATTGTCCGCGGTCGGGAGGGTGCACCCGGTGTGCTCGTCGTTGGACTGCGCCGGGCGCCCGAAGGAGGAGCGCACCATTTCGCTTCGGTGCATGAAATAGAGAACCGCTAAGACCGTCGCACCCAGGACGAAGATTCGAACGTCCCTCCGGATGGCGTAGAGCGCGCACGTGGCGTAGACCACGAATCTCGAACTCGCGTTCACGCGTTCGTCTGGAGTTTGAGAGGCCGTGGGCCAGAACAGGTGGGTCTTATCGGCGCGGATGAGTTGTTTTGGATCGTCGAACCACACGGTCATATTACAATAACTTTAGATTATATTTACTTGTTAAGCATCCCGCCGAGCATGTTACTCATCGTCTTCATGAGGGCATCCTGATTCAAACTCCCACTGTTCTCCATCTCGGACGCCGCGTTTTTCGCCAACGTCTCGATCTGGGACAAGGTATCCTGTGGGATAGCCACGATCGTGGTGCCGAGCATGTAGAGCGTTTGTAGGTATTGCCAAATCGCCCCCTTCGTGTTGTCGCTCAATTTCTCATTCCAGTGTTCCTTGATGTTGAGGTCCTTCAAGAAATCGATCGACGTGAGGTCTTCGGTGATGAAGGTGTCATCCTTCGAAGAGATTTTATCGGCGTACGGGGCGATTCCGGCCATGTACGCGTCCACGCACTTTCGCGGGTTCGCCTGACGCAGCATCTCGAACTGGTTCTCGAATTTCGCGATGCCCTTTTCCTCGGGAACACACTTCTGCAGTTCCGTCAAAAATTGGGAGAGCATGTCGTTGAACGCGGAGACGGAGGCCATCTCTTCTATATGATATCTAATTATCGGAAATCTTTAAATTAAAATGGATCGGTCGAAATCACCTCTCTCTGACCAATCCCCTGGGACACGATGAAATACACGAGGATGGCCACGAGGGAGGCCGGTTTCGTGTACTGGGCCAACGGGAGCGAACCCTCGTTGTTGAGTCGAGCCTTGGCGTGAATGTATAAAGCCGTGATACCAGCCGCGATAGCCGCGGCGCCCATCGGGTCGCGCAGATAGTCGCTGAGTTCAACCATACTTTAGATATATTCAGGTTTTTTTCTAGCCTCTGGGGCGTCGTTGAAGAAAGTGGGCGCGGGTGCCGGTACCGGCGGTGCGGGCGCCGGTGCGGCGGTGGGGGGTGCGTGCTCCTCCTCCTCCTCCTCTTGTTCCTCTGGGGGTGCGGGGACTTCGGGGATCGTCTTGAATTCGTTCTCCAAACCCACCGGTGGGGCCTCCCCCGACGCGGGTGCCGAAGCCGCCTCCTCCACCCCCGGTTCCGTCGGTTCCGCAGGTTCTTCCGCGGCGGGTTCCTGTGCGTCGAAGCCGTCGTCTTCCACGACGTCGTCCTCCTCGGGGGTGGGCATGTCGTTGGACGGTTCGAGGTCGATGTTCTTGTCCTCGGTGCTCATGTACGTCTTGAGGATTTCAGCCACCGGAATCAATTCCTTGACCGTGGCCTCGATGCACTCGGTGAAACGCTTCGTGAGGCGCAAATCGCGCTCGTATTCGCTCTGTTCCTCGTGGAACACGTAGGGGTCACGGTACAAATCCTTGGCGCAATTGTTGTAACACGTCTGGATGAATACCTCGTTCGAGGGAACCTTGAGGGAGATTTTCTTATTCTCCGCCCTGAGACGAACGGAGGATAAAATCTTCACGAAGGACACGAACACCGCGGCGAGGAGGTCGGCGAACCACGCGCACCTATCGGTGATGTTATCGCTGTGATTCTTCGACATGGCGTTGGACCAGTTCGGAACTTCTTTGAGGTGCTTTTGGAACTGCAACAGAGGTTTCTTGTTTTTCGAATCCCTCACCGCGGTTTCGTACAGTTCCTGAAAAGTTTCAATCATAACTGGACACATGATCAGGCAAAGTTGCGCCGTGTATTCCTTCTTCGCCTCGCACAAAACGTTCAGTGAGTCCATTTATGATTAAAGTACATTAAAATAAACCAAAACCCCACGCACTCCCCTGCTTTCTGTTGGTGTTTCCTGTGAGGCGCTTCTTTTGGTTCGCCAACTTGCGCTTCGCGTTCGCAGCCTTTCGCCTGGCGACGTTGTGCGTCGCTTTCGACGCCTTCGACGTGAGTTGGTTCCTGTACGGCAGGGCCTTGCGCGATTTCTTGGCATTTTTCACAGCCTTGTTTCTTCTGCGCCTGAGTTCGTTGATGTTCATATATACTATTTCTTGCGATATTTATCCGCCGCCTTCTTGAGGTTGATGAGGGTGGGGAACTCCATGTCGTCGAAATTTGGCACCGCCGGTTCGGGTTTCTTCGTCGTTTTCTTTTTCTTCACGTCCCACGAGACGTAGACCTCTTGCCCGTCGGTGCCCACGAGTTGGACCACGAAACCGCCCTTCTCGAACTGACGCGCGAGCCACCTGGCCGCCTTCGCGCGGTCGAACGAGGGGAACCCCAAGACCATGCGAGGCACCTGGAGGAAGAGGAACTTTTGGTGCCCGAGGCTGACGGCGGCGCGAATCTTTCGCTCCCACTGTTCGTAAATCTTTGTGTACAATTCTTTTTTTTTCTCCTTCTTCTCGTGATCGATCTTTTCAATCTCGCGGATGTCGAGCATCCCTCTACAATGTATTCGACACTAATTTTTGACCTCTTCTAACTCACTCAACTTTGGCGTGCTCTCGGTGACGAATCGGTAATCCAAGAATTCTCTCCCGTCGCCGGTGTCTTCGTACGCCTTGACCTCACTCGGCGCCTGCACCCCAACCGGTTGCGTGCGCAGGCCGATGACGGTGGCGGAACCGCCCTTCATGGAGAGGGTGCTGACGACGGCGAACGCGAAAGGGAAGCCACCCTTCTTGAGGGCCATGAATTGGCACTCGTACAATTCCTGGCCCTCCTTGTGGTAGCGCTTGACCGTGGTGGTCTCGATGATGGCGACGCACATTTTAGTGCGCCTCTCGATCTCGGCCGCGGTTTTCATCACGAATTCATTCATCAGGTCGTTGTTCACTTTCGCCTCGACTTCTTGAAACCCTTCGAGGTCCGGGGCCTTATCGTCGAGCGCGATCTCGCGCGGGCGCACGTACCCGGACAGACCGAAGAATTCGCGTTCGAGATACGACTCTCGACTGGGGATCATGGTGATAGCGGCGACCGCCAAAATCAGGACAACGATGAGAGTCCACTTGTTCATTACTATTATATATGCGTCAATTTTTTTTCAGTGAATTTCGGAGACTACTTCAGAGCATCATGTCCTTGCTGATATATTCACCGAACTGCCCACACTGCAAACAAGTGATCGAGTTCATTCACAAGCACCACCAACTGAAACAACTCGTCACGTATCACAACGTGAACGCGCAGGGTGTTCCCCCTCAATACAAGAATAAAATCACACGCGTCCCCACGATGTTGACGAAGAATGGGAAATTCCTCGTCGGGAAGGAGATTTCAAACTTTCTGGAGAGTCTCCTGCCGTCCAAGGAGGTGACCTGGTGCGCCCTGAGCGGTGGGTGTGCGATGACGGACATCGAAAACAACGACACCGACGCCGACATCTTCAGCCTCGATGATTACGGGAAAAGCCTCCAGCCACCCATGACGAAAGACTTGGAAGATAAAATCAACCGCGAGGTCTCCGGTGTGGCGTACGAAGACACGGTGAACAATTAAAGATTTTACGCGCTCCTTCTGATAAAGGATGATGCAACTCTGCACTATTCAGGCCACCGCGGTCAAGAACGTCTTCGAAACACTCAAAGACATTTTGAATGATTGCAACTTGATTTTCACCCCGAGTGGGGTCTCCTTGTGCACCCTCGACACCGCGCGCACGTCCTTGATAGACATGCGCCTGAACGCGGAGGATTTCGAGGAGTACTCGTGTTCGGAGGAGGAGATCGTCTGTGGCATCAACGTGTGCAATTTTTTTAAACTCCTCAAGAGCGTCACGAACTCCGACGTCTTGCGCCTGTCGATCAAGTGCAAAGAATTCCTCACCGTGGAAATCACGTCGGAGGGGAAGAAGACGTCGACGACGTACGAGTTAAAACTCCTCGACATTAACGAATCGAGGATCGAAGTCCCGAACATCGACATGACCACCGTGTGCACGACGACCCTCCCTTCCGCCGATTTCCAACGGTTGTGCAGGGACATGAGCAACATAGGCTCCGAGATTTCCATCGTGCGAAAGCAAAACATCCTCCGCCTCTCGTGTGCGGGCGATTTCGCGAACCAGGAGACGACGATCGAGACCGTGGAGAACATCGAGCACGACATTCACGGGTTGTATTCGCTGCGATACCTGAACATTTTCACCAAGGCCACGTCGATGGCGAACACGGTCCAGATTTTACAAGAAAAAGAAAATCGATTTTTGATTTTGAAATACATGGTCGCAAACTTGGGTGACATTAAATTTTATCTAGCGACTAAAATTGATGAAAATCAGTAGTGTACCCGTCGAGGGTCGACACGATTTTGTGAAGCCCGAGGGCGTTTGTAATCTTCAACTTTGGGTACACCTCTCTGAGATAATCCTCGTCGTAATAGAGCACGTCGCGAAGCGCCACGCGGTGGCCGTGGAAATCGGCGTGTGGACCGGCGACGCGGCGAATCTTCTCCGTCACGTTTTTCACGGGCTTGTCGTCCTCGTCGCACAGCCACGCCGCGGTGAACGGGAGGCAGAAGGTCATGGATTTCTTCTCGTCCGGGGGGAACGGGGCGTGGAGGTCGTCGGTGACCATCTTGTACACGCGACCGTTGTACCAGTATTTCACGCGAAGAATGGTCTTCGACACGCAGTTCGGTACGACTGTGTTTCGAACATCCCGACCGGTGCAGTCCACCCAGAAGGAGGAGAGGACGCGATCGCTCCAATCCCTGGATTCGGAGGCCCAGAAATCATCCTCCACCTCGTACTTGACGTCGTGCACGACGTCGTACTCGAGGGATTCGCGCAACACGTACCAGTTCGGTGGTGTCGTTAACTTACGATACGCCGCGAAAGCGGAGGTTAAAAGATTCAGTATCATATTTAATTTATATGGAGGGCAATTTTTTAAGTCGGTACAACAACAAGATTGCCGAGTTCGAAACCATGATCGACGCCTCCTCGGCCGATCGCAAGAAGGTGGAGTCCGAGATGGCGGATTACATCATGCGGTGTCTCCCCTTCATGGAGAAATACACCGAGGAGGCGAACGAGGAGACGAACACGGACAACGTGTTCAACGCCAAAGAGACCGTGGGCCTCGCGAGGGGGGACATTTACACCGACTACCTCGTCGAGGTGGAGGGCGTGCACGTGGACCGGCCGCACGTGAACATTCGACCGATGGATGAGTGCAGCACGTGTCGCGCGGCGTCGAATATCGTGCACTTTTACGATACGAGTGAGATGGTGTGCGACGGGTGCGGCGCCGTGGTGGCCTCGATCATCTCCGACGAGTTGACGTACAGAGAGGAACAGGAGAGTTCGACGAAGGTGATCAACTACAGTTACAAACGCCAAAATCACTTCTCCGAGTGGCTCTCCCAGTTTCAAGGGGCGGAGATGTGTAACATCCCCGACGACGTCATATGCACCCTCAGGGAGGAGTTGAAAAAACTTAAACTCAAGAGGAGGGAGGACATCACCCACGCGAGGGTTCGAACGCTGTTGAAAAAGTTGCGAATGCAGAAATATTACGAACACGTCCCCCTCATCTGCTGCCTTTTGAACGGGGTGCGCCCACCGCAGATGAGCCAGGTGCTCGAACAAAAACTCCGACTCCTATTCAACCAGATCCAAGAACCGTTCGACAAAGTGTGCCCACCGAATAGGAAAAACTTCCTCAGTTATTCGTACACCCTCTACAAATTGTGCGAACTCTTGGGGGAAGATAAATTTTTGTCCTACTTCCCACTCCTCAAATCCAAAGAGAAGTTGCACGCGATGGATTGTATATGGCAAAAAATATGTAACGAGTTGCAGTGGGAATACATTCCCACGATTTAAAGGTTATTGTTGTAACATAATTAGTATGGATGATTATAAAGACTACTGCATCCGAGAGGCCAAGTTCCATCTCGACCGCGCGCGTGACATTTTGATGGAGGCGATGCAAGACCCGAAGAAATATCACGACGAGACTAAAAAAACATACGAGTTCATGGCTCCTTGGTATGCGATGATGATGTACTCTCTGATACATGCACCACCACCCGACGACACTCCAGAGATTTCCCAAAATTTATCAACACCGCCTCTCGAAGACCGGTGAGGGAGAGGTAGTTGCGCGCCTGCGTCTCCGCGGCCTCGTTTAGTTTAGCCACCGCTTTGAATTCTAATATGATCCTGTTGTCTATGACTATGTCCGCGCGTAAGGTGCCCACCGTGTGTCCCTCGTAATAAATAGGAAGCCATCTCTCCGACTCGTATTGTATCCCACGTTTACGCAATTCAACTTCCATGCAGTTGTGATACACCCGCTCACTAAATCCAGGACCGAGGGTGTTGTGAATTTTCAACGCGAAGGCTTCGACGTCGGCGTCCATGATGTCTAGTCATATATCGACACAAACCCCTAAGTGCCCATGCCGCCAGCGAAGCCGCTCCTGTCCCTGGTCGAAAAACAACATCATGTGTTCCTTTTTTGAAAATACATACGGAACTCTCTCGATCCCATGCTGTTCAAATCCATAAAGAAACCATGGATTGCGCTGTTATTATTGAGGTTCACGCCATTTAAGTTATTAAAATTGCCACGAAAACGACTAATGGTCGCCCGAAAGTGTGGTGTAGGCATGCGTCTCCCACGGTTCCGCGGGGAACCGTTGCGGGTGCCGCGTTTGTTGTAATACGAGACGATGTCTTGCCACAGCTCAATTCCTTTTGTGATGAGCTTTGAGTTGAGTTGTCGTGTGTTGTCAAGTGTGTTTAACCATCCATTATTGTAATTAGTGGCTCGCGCGATTACCGGTTCAAGTTTGTCCTGGAACTTGCGAAGGCGCTTGACCAGTTTCTCCCATTCCGCCTTATCCTTCTTCCTGACGTCGTTTGAAAGTTGGCTCTTAGTTTTGGCGACGCGCTTGCCGTTGACTACGTGAGTCAGTTTAACTCCAAACCTCTTCGCGTTTTCTTTGAGTGTGGCCATGTCCGTGTTCATTTTGTTGGTATACCATACCCTGGCATTTTTTTACGCGAATCAGAAATTCTCACGGTACGCACACACGCTTCGTCGAGTCATGCTTCCAAAATGTAGTCATATATCGACGCAAACCCCTATGCCGCCAGCGAAGCCTCTCCTGTCCCTGGACGAACTCGTGACCTTTGCGTGCACGCACGGGTCCGATCCTCGACACCTCCGACTCGTGCTCGGGATGTATAAACTAGAAGAGATGAAGATGGAGGACCCGTGCGGCATCGCGGCTTGGTACGGCAACCTCACGATACTCGCCTTGCTCCGAAACCACGGGATCCCATGGGGGCGATCCATGGAGAGGGCGGTAAACAGGAACCAGATCCACGTCAAGTCGTGGATGTTCACGAACGGGTATCGTATGGATAAACATGAACCCACAGGTTGGCTATCCACTTCTCCCCAGAAGTCACTGGCTTACCGCCGTGCAGCGCTCCTGAATGCCTGAACCCGTAGTTGTTCAGGGTGTCGAACAGCAGCACGTCGCCTTTTTTTAAACGATATTCTTTTTGTAACCGTGGAAACGCCGTCGCCCCACCCTCGTAGTCGTCGTTCAGCGCGATGAGAAAGGTGTACATGCGGGGGTTCTTCTCCCTGAACGCGTCGTGGTGCGGCTTGTAAAAGCCCCCGGGTTTGTATCGAACCACCTGCAGAGACTCACAGTTGTCCACCGGGCGGTCGCAGTGCTTGAGGAGGCGGCGCGTGATTCTCTGCACGATCTTGTCGCCCTTACGGATCCACGCCGTCTCGCTCTTTCGCGTGCGCTCGTCTAACTTTCTGGATTGCGCAATCGTGGACGGCTTGAGGGAGCCCTCCGCCGCGCGCATGACGTGGTCGCACTCCTCGTGGGAAAGCATGCGCGCGAGCACGCGAGGCGGTCGACACACGGGACGCAGGAAAAGCAAAACGAGGGAAAAGACGAGTAAATACACGGCGTCAATCATCGTTACAATACTAGAAGAATTTAAATCTTTTCGAATAAAGCGGGGAGGCGACACGTATATCTGGAGTGGATGTCTTTGATGACGTCGTTGGCGTAGGCGATGAGTTCGTTGATGGTGTCGCGGATCTCCTCGAACTTTTCCGGCTCGAGGGCGTATTGGCGGAGGGCGTCCCCGCCGGTGTCTATCATCATCCTGTAAATGTCGGTGATGTCTTTGTTTTTATCCTTCTGTTTGTCCATCTTCTGAAGGTTCTTCTTGAACCACGCCTCGGTGATCTTGCCGAGCATGAAATCGATGCGAGCGTGGCGCGGGGTGTACACCGAGCCGTACCCGAGCGGACGCCTCGATATCCAATCGATCTCTCGATCGAGTTGGTTGATGGTGATTCGAAAGCGCATAATGCAATCCGGGGCGGACATCTGCCTCAATTCGGCGAAGGAGGGGATGCCCCCGCACGGGATGTCGCCGTGCTCTCGAGACATCATGCCCCCGTTTTTCCTGAATTCCAAGTAGTGTGGGTTGTGGATCCGGCCCAGTTCCACCGCCCCGGTGTTGAAATTGAACGCCGTGTGACAGTCCGGGCACCACATCTGCGTGCACCCGGAGAGTTTGTGTATGAACGTCCCACACTTTGGGCACGGTTTGGTGTCTCGGTGAATCATCGCGATCGAGGCCTTCGCGTTCGGGTCGCACTCGTGGCCGTCCTCCACCAACTCGTTACACTGGTTGCAGTACGTGTTCTTACACAACCCACAGTAAAACTCTTCGTTTAAAAATCCTTGACACCTGCCCTCCGTGTTCGGACACTTGCGAACGAACTTGTGGACCACCTCCGTCTCCGGCGTCAACGACATTTGGTCGAGTTCGGACGAGAGGCGGTACAGTGTGCGTAGATGCTGACTCTTCTCTAATATTTCCGGGTGGTGGGTTTCCAAATAATGCTCTCGGCGGGTGTATGGAATTTGAAAAATGTTGTGACGGTTGTACAACTCGAATATTTCCTTCGAACACACCTTTATCTCCGCCTGTATCTCCCTGTGACGAAGAATGCGCTCGACGATGGGCTGGGTCTCCGGGAACAACGATTTCTCGCGCTCGAAGAGGACCTCCTCCCGGTGTCTGCGCAGGGCGGTGTTACAGAAACGCTTCGACGCCCACGACTGCGTGAAGAGACGCGACCACTTGTTTTTGCACCCCATGCAGTGCACGTCATCGAACTGGGAGAGGATATATTTTTCGCAACATCTCCGGCACGCACGCAATTCACAATGAGGACATGGAACCTCCTTGTGAAATGTTTGATTAAAGTCTTCGCAACACACGTCACACATTTCTTAATTTATCTTCGCCTCGTCGCCTTATATTTCTTTACCTGGGTTTTTTTGGTTTTTAAACGCTTTTGCACATCGAGTGCCTTTGTCTTTTTCAATTTCAAATTTTTTAACATCTTATTCTTGTTCTTCACGCCGATGTTCGCCTTCTTGATGTTCTGCGCCACACTCTTCTTGGCCGCGAGTCGGAGTCGACCCGCCAATTCTCTCTTCTTCCCAGCGTTGGCGAACGCCCTCACCGCCGGTCTCGCCTTGGCCGCGTTCGTGCGCTGTTGTTGGATCTTCCTCGCCTCCGCCCAGATGGTTTTGTTTTTCTTGTCAAACCACCTCTTGTAGAAGGCGTCGCGCTCAGCCTTGGTGAGTTTGTCGTAATACTTGGAGTTCAGTTTGGAACGCACACCCTTGTTCTCAAGGGTGAGGGCCCTGGTCGGCGCGGGGAGAGCCTTCGTCGTCGTCGCCGCCGGCTTCGTCGTCGTCTTCGCCGCCGCCGGTTCCCTCTTGAGGGCGTTTCTCGCCGACTGGAGGGTGACGAAATTGGCCTTCGTGCCCCCCTTGTTCGGGTGGTACTTGAGGGAGAGACGCTTGTACGCGCTGTCCACGGACACCTTCTTCTTCGCCATCATCTTACGAATCTCCGCCTTCGCCGCGTTCAGGCTGAGAGCACCCGTCTTCGCGTTCGCCTTGGCGTTGGGCTTGTCCTCCTTTGCCGGGGTGGTGGTCGCCACCAAGTTTTTACCGAAAGTTTCCTTGTGCTTCGCTAACTCGGCGCGACGCTTGGCGACGTCGTTTCGCTTCTGCATCACCCACCGGAGGTGACCCTTTCTCTGTTTATCGGTGATCTTCGCCGCCTCGATCTCGCCACGGAGTTTCACCTTTTCATTCAACAAGCGCTCGATGTTTTCCACCTGCTTGGTGTTCGCCGCTTGTCGGACCTCACTCTCCCACGCGCGACGGAATTGTCCGAACGTACCCGGGATACTCTTTTGAATCTTTTGCACCAAGGCAGTCTTCTGCTTACCTAACATTTCCGCGGTCTTCACAGGGAACTGTTTGGCGGAGGCCATCTTTTTCACATTCTTCTTTTGTTGTTGCAGTTCGAATTCCGTTAAATTTTCGGGCGCCTTCCCGAGTTTCTTCGCCACGTCGAGGATAAAATTTTTACCGATGCCGTACTTCTTCGCCATGTTTGCAATCTTCTTGTTCGCGTTGTTTTTGGTGTTCACCGACTTGAGGATGGAATTCACCGGTTCACCCGCGTTGTAGCGCTTCATGTACTTTCCTCTCTGCAACATGCCCAATCCCTTCGCCTTGAGTTGCTTCTCGAAGTTCGCGCGATCAGTCTTCGCCTTCCCCTTGGCTTCGAACTTTTTCAAGTTTTCGGCATTCATGTTTCGCAACATCTGAATGTTCACCCGTCGAACGTTGCCACGAGTCTTCGCCTTTGCGAGAGCGATGATGTTCTTCTTCGTGAATTGACCTCCCTTGCCCGGTGTGCGACGTCCACCCACGGTTTTGAGGAGTTGATTCATGTGGGCTTCGTCCGCCTTTTTCTTTTCGACACTGTTCGCGGCGGCCTTGGCCTTGTTCTCGCGCGCCTTGGCGTTAGAGACAGCCTTGCTCACCACGGCGTTGTAATTCTTATTTGGGATGTACACCAAAGTCGGCTTCACGGGTTTGCCCAAGAAAGTCTTGCCCTTGGCCCTCTCCGTGGCCACGACGCGGTCGGCGTTGATTTTCTTGTTGAGTACATTCTTCGTCAAGTTCTTCGCCGAGATGCCCCGGTCCTTCAGGAGGGCGGAGATGTACTTGGTGTTCACCTGACTGTTCGATGCGAGTTTCATGAGGGCGTTGCGCTCCTCAACCTTACCCTTCTTGGCGTTCACGGAGGCCTGGGCCTTGTTCTGGCGCGCCTTGGCGTTAGCGACCGCCTTGCTCACGGTGGCGTTATAATTCTTATTTGGGATGTACACCAGAGTCGGCTTCACGGGTTTGCCCAAGAAAGTCTTGCCCTTGGCCTTCTCCGTGGCCACGACACGGTTGGCGTTGATTTTCTTGTTGAGCGCATTCTTTGTCAAGTTCTTCGCGGAGATGCCTCGGTTCTTGAGGAGGGCGGAGACATACTTGGTGCTCACCTGACTGTTCGATGCGAGTTTCATGAGGGCGTTGCGCGCCTCAACCTTACCCTTCGTGGCATTGATGGAGGCCTGGGTCTTCGCCTCGCGGTTGTTCGCCTCTTTTTTGGCCTGCGCCAATCTCGCATTGTACACGGCATTCGGAACGAATTCGAGGGTGGGCTTGCTCGGTTTACCGAGGAAGGACTTTCCACGCACTCGCTCTTGGGCGATGACCATGTCCTTATTTTTCTTCGCTCGGAGGTTGGCCAAGTTGACGTTTCTGAACTTTTTGTTCGTGGATTTGGCGTAGGCGCGAACGTATTTCGCATCCACCCCCGCGTTTCGGCTCAGTTTCTTGAGAAGCATGTCTTCCTCCTTGGAGAGTCGAGTGGCCTCCACCGCGGCGGCCTCACCCGCCTGCTTGTTCTCCAGCATCTTACGCGCTCGATTGAGTTCTGCGTTGTATCGGTTCGGTGCGATGTACACCAATTTGGCCTTACCGAACCACGAC